GCCATTAGTAGAACCTGTTCCTTGGATCGGTTTGGGCCTAATCGTTACATCACCGTTTGGTTTTTGCATAAGTTTTCTTCTTCCTTGCAGCAGCAGCAGCCTTTTTACCTTTAGCGGTATAAGGGTACTTCTTTCCGTTAACGATAGGCATGATGAGAATAGTAGCAGAAGAGAGCAGAGGGGCCGGGGAAAGGGGGAAAACCCGACCCCTCTGCGACTCTTAGGAGTTAACTATTAGTTATCTCCAATGCTGGATGATGATTCCACACGTTGCAGACACGCTTCACGGAAGCGGCCATAACCAACGAGGTGGTACCAACCGATTGGGTTGAACCGACGCAGGGTGTCAGTCACAGGACCAACAACGATGCTTGGCTCAGGCCCGAATCCGGGTGCACGAGAGAATGCTTTCGCAAGTCCCTGACGACCACAGATAAGGGTTTGGTAAACATCGACAGTACTTGAACCACCGTCGGCAATTAGACCTGCACGGGGGTTTTCAATGTATTCGATGCCATTGAATGTACCGATTGAGCCAGCCTTGATAGGCGCGCCTTCTTGGTACAGTTGATATTGGATAACGTCAGTTACCGCTGTGTCTCCACGAAGATCGTAGGAAACATCAGGGTGGATAACTGCCATGTAGTTACCGTTATCCCAACCCGGAGCGTTACGAGTACGAAGCTGGGCGACGGCCTTCCGACCTTCGGCAGCGGTGTAGTTATCGCTAGCTGTGATAGCACCACGGCTTGTTTGCCCGACATACGTTACGTTTGAGCCGCCATTAGCGACATCCGAAACGATTTTGTCAAGCGAATCAGCCATGTTGTAACCGACAATGTTGGCCGCATCAGCGTCAACATTGAGGAACGATGTTCCACGCACCTTGGCGGTGGTGATGACAGCGTTACCGTACTCAGCAAGAGTTACGGTTACTGCGCTGTCAGTCAACGCAACAGCAGTTACATCAGTTGCTTCTGTAAGCGCTGATGTTGCCTGATCCATGTCGGCGTAGAACGTGAATTGTACGCCAGAACCGTTATGGCTCTGGTTTGTTGAACGTACATCCGCAACCATTTCAAACAATGGCTGTGAACGCAAAGCAAAATAAGCGGTCTGATCGAACGCCGTTTTTACCTGATCGTCCAGTGTGGAGGTGGTTGTATATGCCACTGGTAGTCCTTAAGTCGGACTCCATTAGCTACTGACTTAGGCTGTTGCCCCCCACAAGACACCATGACTTTCCATCAAAGCACGTAGTTCGTCTGGATTCTTCGTTGCTCTGATCTGGGCGTCAAGATCGGCTTGTGACACCGGATCTCCGCCTTCCCCGGCAGACTGGATTCGTTCCTCTGCTCTTAAAACTTCAGGCATCGCATCAAGCTGTTGAATGGGAGGAGCATTTTCACCAATAAATCCTGCTGCCATCGCTTCTTCACGAATAGCTTCAGGGGAAAGCTCACCATCGTAGCCCTTAACGAAATACTTGACACGAGCATCATCAGGATCAAGTCCTGCTGAACGGAACGTATCCCGACGTTCGTAACTAGAGATCTTGCCTTCGGCCTCTGAAGCACGAGCTTCAGCTTCCTTCAAGCGAGATTCCAACTCACGACGCCAGTTGGGTTTCGATTCGGATGAACTGGCAGAACCACTGTCACTGTAGTCAGTGGAGTCATTATCTGTCATATGTCACTCACCTACTTGTACGCATCCTCAGCGGTGGAACCTTGGATGGAAAAATGTTGTTACGATTAGCTCACCCCGAAGGGGCCAACCGCTCTCATCAGTATAAGTAACTAATAATCTTTATGTCAAGTATTAGCGCTGCCAAGACCTGTTGCGCCAGCCCCGGACACCATAGTTCCAGATGCTCCTGAAACACCTGCTAACCGTTCTTGCCGCCGTCTTTCAACACGACGCCGATCATTAATATCTAAACCAAATTCGCCTGACGCTAATTCAGAAGTAGTTAAACCTGTCGTTTCGCCAATAGTTTGGCCCAACAAACCGGCTCTAGGAGCTAACCGTTGTTGAATTTCTCGACGTTGTATACCTTCACGTTGTAAGGCATCCGCAGTTTGCTTATCAAACCCAGTTTTTCGTCCAGTAACACGTCTTGCTGAAGCCGAAAGACCAGCCGCTTCAAAAGCTCTACGTTCTTGAACTAAATTTGTTGCAGCTTCAGGATCAAGATAATAAGCAACAAGGTCAGTTTGTTGTACGTCGTAAAGCCGCCTTAATTCTTCTTTTGTAAATGGATCTGCACCCGCCGTAGCTAATTCTGCGAGGCTAACACGTTCACCAAATTCTTCAGGTGAAACATCTTCTCCGATAAGAACCGCAAAATCTTCTAAGTCATCGTAAAACCGTTCAGGTAAACCATGCAACCGTAAAAGATTGTAGTAAGTGTCCTCATTTTCCATGTAAGCGGCTTCTGTGATAGGGGCGAAACCGTTTAGACGCCTGTATTCCATGCCGGGGAAACGAGCTTTGTATTCGTCGGTTTGCCTGATTTCTAATTTGATTGCATCTTCTGAAAGACCATCAACCATCATGTTTTTTAATTTAGCTACAAGCGAAACAGGTAACCCCATAGCCCCTACTAAACGTGTAAGAATTGCTACAGCGCCCTCAACACCTTTTTGTTCTAAATATTCTTTATTGAGCCGGTCTACTTCTTTATCAGTAGAATCCTTATCTGTCCGTCCCCTAGTGCCAGTACCAGACGGAGAGTAATCATCATTTATTGTCCAAATGGTTCGACCATCTAATGTGGATACTTCAACAAACCTAGAATTACCTGCTTTATCTACAGGATTATTCGTGGGTTCAGTACCGTAACTTTCTTTATAACCAGTCCGCTGAGTATAAAAACTTCCTTCACCAGTTTCTGCGTTGGGAGTTACATACCCACCTTGGAACATTCCTGATTCATCAGGGACCATGCTATTGAAATAAGAAAAATCAGTAGGTAGCCAATCTATAACACCACTTAAAAAATCTTCTTTAGCTTGCTCGAAACCTTTTAAGCCACCCTGAAATGTGTCAACGAACTGTCGAAACATATCTTGTTCTGCTTCAGATAAATCCGTGAGAAGGCGAGGGGGAGCCGGTGGGTTTTCACCAAAGATAATTTCCTCTTCCTCTTCCTCTCCCGTTTCGCCTCCAGTAACTGTGGTGTTATCAGCTACGGGAACAGGAGTAAAATCTCCAGTTTCTGGCGTAATCGGCATTTCTTTGAAACCCGTGCCTTCTGGCAAAACTATTTCCCATTCCCCATCTTCGTTTTTTTCCATATCGACTGTGCCCAAAGGAACAGGCCTATAACCAGAATTAGCTAACGCTTCATTAATCCCAGCAAAAAACGCATCGCTTTTACCCAGCCAATAATTTGTTTTTTTTGTTCTCGGTTCTGTCATCGGAGAACCAGCACCAAAGAAATCCATTTACATCACCTAGTATCCGGGAAAGCCGAACGAATCGAGCAAAGTAGTAACTGTGCTATAAGCATCATCACGAGCATTGTCTGTCGTATCCCACTCGGGCAAACCTTTAATGTATTTTTCAAATTGAGTACGGGACATTATCTGCTGTTGATTATCTGCATCAAGAAACGAACCCGTTAAATCAGTAAACATTTTCGAGTCTCTAGCACTCAAAAAATCTACATTTCGTTCCAAAGCATTCGACGCAATATTCTGATAAGGAGCAAAATATGCGGCAGGTGTGTAACCCTGATCTATCAACGAAGCTATAGAAGGATTCATTTTTTTAGCTTGCTCATAAAACGCAGAAGTCATTGCCTCGTAAGTTGTTTCCCCTAAATAAATTTTTTCTGCGTAATCGTTTAGCGTTGTGTCGTTTAGCGAAATCATGTACGACCCCGCATTTTGTTGGATCTTATTCTTGATGGCGTTAAATGTGCTTGAACCTCTAACAGTTGTTTGGTCAAAAGCTAAATTTACATTTTGTAAAAATTCTCTTTTGATTTCGTAATTGTCCATATTCATCATTTTCGCATTAAACGCCATAGACATTAACGCTTCTTTAGCTAACTCATTATCAGTATTTATCCCCAACCGTTCTGCTTCACGAACCAAAATATCGTATTGAGGATCTAACTCCGCCATCATATCGGGCGTCATATTCCATTCGCCGCCCTCTAAGATTGGAACCCACGAATCAGTACCCCCAACTGAAAACCATTTTTCTTGGAAATCTCTAGCAGTCGCATCGTATTGGGCAAACCAATCTGTTTGCATAAACAATCCCCAGATAACATCCGGGTTGCTAATCCCTGTTTCTAAATGTTCCAACAACGAAGTTTCTTTAACACCATCCCCATCAAGATCAACATTCAAAAGACCACGACGTTCTAAATCTTCGTAAAACGCCATTGAACCACCGAACTCTTCGGCCATATAAGTTAATGCTTCATCACTGATGCCTCGTAACTGTTCACTTGGAACAGCCACATTAACTTGAACCCCAGCCATAGCAGCATCAGCGGCTTCAAACCCACCTCGGTGTGTAGTAGTGCCTTGTAGCGGTTCTTCATAACTAAGTTCAGGCATAACTGGTTCTATGCCTGATGTGGTTCCATCGCTAAGAGTTAACTTGCCATCACCGCCATAAAGCGGAGCGTTAGATGGTCCAAGCGCTCCAACTTCTGGAGAACTCAAATATTGATCGACGACCATTGCGTGAAGAAATTCGCTAGACCACCAATCTGCTTGTCTGTCGAACGTCCCCGGTTCAGCAAGATTATCTAATTGATCTATAAATTCGTTAGTTTCTAAGAGTTCAGAGGCACGCTCGATATCGCTGATAAGCGTTTGGGAAAACTCATTCCTCAGCCAATCGGTTGCTGTTTTTTCGGCTTCTCCTGCTCCCCATCCTTCAGCCCCGAACCATTCTTCAAAACCGTTAGGACTTGTGTAAAAGTCAAACTCTTGCCAAAGTTCTATAAAGTTCTCAATTCCCGTTTGGTCCGCCAATAAGGTTTGTGCCAATTTTCTTGCATGAGCAGGAGCTTTTTGGAGTTCAGCTAAAACCTCGTTATATGTCGCATCACGATTCCGATAAAGAGCTTCAAGCTCTGGAGTAGCAATACTTAAACCTTTAACAGTACTCCCTTGCCTACCCCCACGAGAAGTACCAATTAGATCAAAAAGTAATTCACGATCTTCGTCGCTTAACTTTGCTCTGCCCCCTCGATGTTGGGCTGCTTTAGTCTTGAAAATTTCAAGTGTTTGCGACGCCAACTCTTCTGCGTTTTCAAGCCTGCCCGTATTCTCACGAACCGAATCATACTTTTCTCTTATCTTTTCGCTTAGATCTTGCCCTCGTATCCCAGACGTACTGATACCCAGCATCTCAGCAAGTTTTTCTGATAATTGGGTATGAACATTCTCAAATATTTCTTCAAGAAATACAGCGTCGCTACCAGTAGAACCCGTGCCTCGTTGGTCTTGGCGAGGAGTCGGAACAGATGAATCTACTAATTCCTTATCCATCCATGACTCAGGTATGCCGCCTTTAGGGGCATCCACTTGGGCTTCTTGCCCAACAAACTCTCCACTTTCTATACCTTCAGCTAAAGCTCGTGCCCTGTCAGGGTCATGTTCGGTGAGTTCATCTCGGAAATCTCCTCCAATAATTTCTGGAGCTTCAGTCCAATCTTCAGTTTCTTCAGGGTTTTGGATATCGGGCCATTGCTCGACATCAGCGCCCTTCCGAGGAGTTTCTACTATCTCGATTTCTCCTCTTTGGATTTCTTTTTCTAAATCTTTTTTGCTTGCACCCCAACTGTTACGACTACCCCAGTTATCTGTGTAAAGAATCTCTCCGTTTTCATCACGTATAGGGTTCCCATCCGCATCTGTTTTCATATGGAAGCTACCCCATGTCCTAATTGAGTTAACTGCTCCGGGGGTAGCTAAAACTTCTTCTGGGGTTGTGCCTTTTCTGAATAGTTCCAGTAAAGGCCCGTATTCTTTACGGTACTTTTCTGCCAACAATGTTTCTGCTGTCGCTTGGACACCCTGCTCAAACGATTCGTAATTGCGGACACCCATCGTGCCAGCTTCATTTAATTTATTAAAAAGTGTCGGCTCGCTTCCATCAGGATTTTTTATCCACGAAGCGGTAGTAGCCAAAGGATTATTTTTAGCTTTAGTATTTTCACGAGACATCCACGCCAACATCGTCAGCATGTTCCCCACATCGTCTTTATCTGCTCCGATGATTTCTAAAAAAGAAGCAGCGAACCGTTTACGATCCGCATACGACATTGTTCCGGGAGTATGGGCCATTATGCTCTCGCTTGCAACTGAACTGGTTGGTTCACCCGTCGTGGTAACAGACCTATGCTTTTATGGCCTGTCACCTCTTTGAGTTTTTGAATCGAATTATATTTATTTATTCCGGCTGCTTCTTCAGGATTATTTTCTGTTAAAACAGCAGATATCTCGTCCTCTAAATTAAAGTTTTCTCCAGCAAGGGAAAGCTCATGTATAACTGCGATAGCCGAACGAAGATCTTCTTCATTCGCATTCCGGTGGAGTTTTGCTTGGGCTGCGCGATTAGCGGCAGCTTTAATTGTTTCTCGTGAATAGTTTCGTGATTTTTTGGTTTTCGTAATCCGATCAATTTCTTTTTGGAAATCTTCAGGATCTACAGCTTTTAGAAGAGCGTCAACAGTTGGCATCATCCCTGCTGCGCCCATGCCTTTTTGGAAATAATTACCAGCCGTTACAACAGCCGAAAACATCCCTGCTCTTACAGTATCAAAATCATAAATTTCGTCAGGGTCTGTTTCAAACGTGGTGTATCCGTGGAAAAACAAACCTTCAGCGATTTGCTCCCACAACTCAGGATCATTTTCCCACGCTTCCATTGCTTCATTCCACGCATCTTCACCAGTAACTGCAACACTGATATCAATAGCTGTTTCGCCAAGACGACCGGGGACAGGAGTACCTGTGATTCCGACAAATAACTCATCGGAACCAGTTTCTCTTTCAGTGCCGCCCCAACCGGACATCACTTGTCGTTGTAAATCTTGTTGAGACAAACTTGAAGCCCGCACACCATAACCTGTTCCGGGTCTAATGCCTACTGGAGCACCGGAATCAAATTGTGGGATTGTGGGATCAGAGATAGGCGTGTTAAGCGACATCCCTTCTTGCACTAATTCGGGGTCAAGATTTCCACTCATTACGCTGCCACCATTGTCTCTTCAATATATTTTTGGGCCATCCAATTACTCGGCCAAGTCGCTTGGCTAATAGAATCATCGTGCTCAAAGTACCTTGTGTATATCGCAATAAAAGATTCAATTTGCGACATCTCCAGTCTAAACCGTATCCACATTTCTTTTAGGTCGGCGTTAACTGAATTACTTAATTGCCCCCACTCGGCCTTGCGTCCGTGCCGTCGTTCTAATTCTTTAGCAATAGTGTCACGTACATGGATATACCGAACAACATGTTCCATTTCCGGTCGGTCAACAAAGAGTCCGCTTTCTACTGCTTCTCGGAAAGAGTGAATGACCTTAGCCTTTTCATCTTGGCTTTTGAATTGGTCAAATTCTTCTTTCCATTGAGGGTTTGTAACAGCTATTTCTTCTACAATCGCCCGTTTCAAAGCAGCTAAATCTTCATTTGTTTTTGCGTTTAAGCTGACACTAAGCCCGTCTAACCCACGGCGTGTTAATTCAGAATTGATAGGGGCTAACCGATCTCGGTATGCGTGCCACCCAACACGTTCTTGCCCCCGTGTATAAATTTCCCGAGGATCAAGCCGGACACGACGGCCTTCATTTATTTCTTTAATTTGTACAGCACGGTTGTATTCAAACCCAACATCTATTGAACCAACTTTGCCGGTTACAAAATCACCTATCTCAGTATGTTCGTCAGCAAAGTCTTTATATTTTTGGTAGTTCTTTTCACTTTCTAATGTTGCCCCAGCCACGGTTCTTACTTTTGTTTGACGAGCTAGAATTGCCCACATATCTGGGTGTTTAGTGATAAGCCACTCGTCGGCTGCTTCTATACCTTTTTGTTTCCGTACTTCGTTGTAACCGTTGATTACTTTGTAATGGGGGGATTGAGCTACAAAAGAAACAGGAAGAGCTAAGTTCCCGATCATCCGAATCGTTAATAAATCTTTTGTTCGACGTTCGGCTTCTGCTTCAAACCTTCTCCAATCTTCTTCGCTGTCGATGATTTCGCCTGCCATGTAATATTCTTGGGCTAAATCAGCAGTAATACGGGCAAGAGCACGTTGTTTAGCGGTTGTATTGAATTGAGTGCCTGATGCCGTTTTTATCCATGTGGGTAAAACTTGTTGTACTGCTCTGGAAAGAACATTGGGACCTTCTGTTGGGCCATACGGAAGAACCATTTCCATTGCTTCTGCAATTTCCGGTAACTTCAATACCGTTTCTGAAGCTGGGATACTTACCATTGGGCCGAACCCCGGCATACCTGCGCTAATCATCGACGCAGATCCAAAGTTAAAATCAATAGCGCTATCACCTAAAGCAGACATCCGTCCAAAGAGTTTTCCGACTACAGGCAATTCCCAATTCATAACTCCTTCTGGGAATCTCAAAACAAAAAGTTGATTTCCTTCTTCGTCGGTGCCATCGAAGGTCTGTATGCCTTTACGGAAATTACGTGCGCCTGCCATTACAAAAGCAGGGTTTCTAGCTGCAAGCCCTGTCCATCTCGTAATTACTTCTTGCCATGCACCATAGAACGGAATCAGGTTGCCAACGATTTCTTCAAACTTAGATCGTTCAGCAAGATCGTACATTAAGTCTTTGGTTTCCCTTAAAGCAACTTGGCGAGCTTGGGTTTCCATGCGTCGTATATCAGATTCTTTTAACCTAAATGCTGTATCAGCATCTCCAAAAGAAGCTAAACGCCGAGCCATTTCTCTGTTATAAGTGGTTTTGAAAATAAGACTCCGAGTCAAAATGTCTGTTGGCATTGTGCCAATGCTTTGGAAAATAGAATCTATTTTGTCGTGGACTCTGTTAAGAAGCCTCGCAGATCCAGCAGCGTCATCTATCCAAGATGAATCACTCATAACTTTGCCAAAGTCAATTTCGTTAATTTGGACCCGGATAGCGTCCATTGATTTTCCACGAAATTCTGGGTGGTTATCGAGGATTGGTTGTACATCCCGGTCCCAATTTAGTTCGTCGCCTCGGGCTGCTCTTTCGCGAAGTCCTCGGAAAGGTTCTATGTCTGGGATTAAAGAATTGAACTCTTCACGCATTAAACCGAGATAATCAAAATCGTCGGTCATGCCGACCCAATCTTCACCGGGTCGCCAATCTTGTGGACGCCCATTAACTACATGCTCTCCAAAGTAATGGGGCATTGCGTAACGCAAAGCGTCGCCTTGGTCCGTTCGCATCCAACGCAAAATTTCTTCGTTGGAAGCTCCTCTCCAAATCATGCGTGATAAATCTTGGAAAGCGTTGTTAGTGAAATCATCACCTATCGGGATGAATTGTTTATTTACTGTGTCATTCCACGCTGACACGAAATCTTGTTGCCCGTGCAAATATTGACGTGATTCGCCTGTGTATTTATTTTGCCGTCGTTCTGTTTCAGAAAACGATTCGTAAAGGGCACGGTTCGATCCATCAGATGACATTGCATTTCGGTAGATTTGCATTTGGACAGGGTTGTTGCCGAATGCGTTTCCAATCATGTAGCCGTTCATGGAAATATTTGCCATGCCGCCTTCGGCAAGCATTGTCCCAGCTTTGTCAAAGTTGCTGTAAAGCTCGAAATTGCTTTCTTTAAGAGCATCTCTAGCTAACTCTTCACCTAACGAAAGATTGTCAGCTTGTGTTTCTAAAAGACGTGCGGCTGTTTGAAGAGTTTCAATTTCTGCCTTAGCGGCTGCTTCGTATACAGCTCTTGCTTCAGGCGGTTTGTCTTTTATATCTTTTTGTAATTTTGCTCGTATCCCTGTAATTTCATCTGCTAATTGCCCACGAGCAACAGAACGTAATTGGAAACCAATCGCTGTAGCTGTTTCAAGTTGTGCAACTCTACGAACAGACCCCCGCATTAAAGCGCCGTAAGCCCCAGCGGCAGCTAACCCGACTGGTCCTGCCAAAGCATAACCACCGATTGCAGCGATACCCGTACGACGGTTAGCTTTCTTTTTGCCGTATTGGTCCCAAATTACTTGACGAACTAAATCTTCTGCGCCTTCAGACCCAGCTTTAGCTACATATTGTTCTACTAATTTTGGGTATTCCGTATTTGTGCCAGTGAGATTTAACTCTTTTTCGAGAGCTTCACGTATGTGAGGCCCGATATCAATATTGTTGTTTCTAAACCAATTTGCTCGCAAATCGTTAAATGCTGCTGGCATAGATTTAAGTGCTTCGATAGTCCCAATCTGTGCAGCGGCTCTAGCATATTCATCTGTTAAAACTCGCATCGGCCACGCTGGACGCATCAGCACACTTTTTTTCCAAACAGAAGTAAATGCGTTTGCTGAATTTGCTGTAATCTGTCTTGCTCTACGACCTGATTTTGCAAGAATCCCACCGTCGTTAAAAGCTCTGCGGTACAAGTCATAACGTGGAACAAGTGATGACTGTTGAAGCTGTTGAGGAGTGATCGGCAAATAGCGAGATATGATTTCTCCACCTTCAAAAGCGTGGTCAATTCTCAGTTGTTTGTTGCCATAAATTCTGGCATTTTTAGATTTGGACCTAAGTAAATCTTGTCCATCTTTGTATTGCCGTTGGAGAATTTGGGTAAGTTTTGCTGCTTCTTCTCTAATCTCTGCGGGGATAGTCCCAAAACCACCCGGTAAATCTAAACCTTCTGGGTGGATGCGGTGAAGAAATTGCCGGACAACCCGATAATTTAGTTCTTCAACTGTTTCGTTAAACAGTTTCTTTTGAGCATTAAGATCTGTATAAGAAGTCCATTTGCCAAGAGTGGAATCAACAAAGTTTTGGTCTATCAGATTATTCCCGTTGTCATCCACAATCCTGCTGGCATCTCGAAGCATCCGTTCAAATTGGTTGAATGCTTGGTCGGCGTCATCCCAAATAATAATTCCTTGGGGAACTTTTTCTGCTACAGCATGAACTACACGAGCAGGCATTTGTGAAAGTGCTCCGCCTACAAGTGGAATTTTTTCTACATAAGACTTAACAACTAGCCCAGCATCATTGAGTACTGCTTTTGCGCCGAGAGTTAGTTCGTTTCCTCGCCCAATTTTAGGGAGGAATGTCATAGTGTCGAACCCGTGATCTAGTAATACTTGATCTGCCGCTGCTGAGACTAAATGGGGCATGTCGTTAAGAGCGTCATTAAACCCATTTAACTCATCCGAGTCTATGTAATCTCTGCGAACATCTGAACGTCGGGCTAATGTCCGAAGGCGTTCTTCTTTAATCGAAAGAGCCGCTCCAAACGGCAAATTAGGGTTTTGTTCCATTAAAAGATTTTCGAGTCGCCGTTGTTCAGCAACTAGGAAGGAACTGATTTCACCTGAGTTAGCGTTATTTTGCCATTCGAGAATTTGTTTTAACTGGTAGTTCAAACCACCATCTTGATGATTTAGCGCCCATGTACGAGCAGCTTCGTTCATCTCTTCCATAACTTTGGCGTCGCCGCCAGTAGTTACAAGACGGAAATACATATCCCGTGCTTGTTTATTGGGGAGCGAAGCAATAGCTCGTGCTTGATCTCTTGTTAAGTTTTTAGCTGACCGCCCTAAATTACCTTTTTTAGCTTCACTTAAAATTCGCGCAGTTAATTTATCAACATTCTCTATATCCGCATCTTCAAAACCCCGCCCGTTTTTATAGCGATCAGACCAAACTAAATCATCTGCATAACGGAGTGTTTCGATAGCGTCATCGAATCGTTGAAACCCTTGTCCTGTCTTTATCATTTCGTCAATGCTCTTAGGAGCTAAAGACGGAACAGTTTTTTGAACCCCTGCTTTAAGAAGTTTCCCCGGTTTGCCAACTAACCCAGCGCCAAATAAAAGATTGGCAGGGTCAAGAACAATATTCCCAGCAGCATCAAAAATACCAGAAAACCCTTTATAAAAGGCTGTGCCTTCAACTTGTTTTATTTGCGCCGGGTCATCAAGATCTATCCATTGGGCCATAAGAGCTAAAGATTGCCCAAAACTACGTGACCCCGATATTTCGTAAGCCTTTACCCATTCATTCGGATTGAAATATGAAAATAACTCGTCAGGAGTTCCCTGACCTGTCAACACACCCCATGCGTCTTGGGCTGATTGTTGAGTCACACCTATCATCGTTGCAAGCGGACGATCAACTGCGTGTTCGTACACGAAGTCCATTGCGTCAAAAACTGGTGTAATAACTTTTTTACCGGGAGATCGTATTTCTTCTGGGATCATCCCAAAGAAACGACCGCCAGCACCTTCAGGCCCAAACAGGTGTTGTACAACCCCTTCTTCACCCGCAGCCCCTAAAACATTATCTTCCCATGACCCCCAAAGCGTCCCCCATACTCCGTCATATTCATCATCTAACCCAACAACTTCTTGGGCGATATCTACTCCAAATTCAAAAGATTTTTTTGTAGCTAATGCCGCACTTTTAGCGATAGAACCTAACGTGCCGAGAAGCCACATTATTTCGCATCTTTTTGTGGGACCATTGCAATCATCTTGTTAACGATTTGTCTTGTGTCATCGCCAACATAAGGAGAGTTTGCAAGAGGAAGCAAAGCAGGAAGTATTCGGGCCATTTTTTCGCTAAACGGTGGTTCCGCTGGTTGAGTAGGCATTGATTCCGGCATTGCCGTAACTGGTTGGTCAGGTTTTTCAGTTGGCCTTAATAAACTTCCCATTGAACCCGGTGCTATAGCATTAGCCGGTGCCATCTCAGGCAATGGGATTTCCCGTTGTGCTTCTTCTTGCGCTTGGGCTTGCCCATATTCTTGGCCTGTAGCAGTTTGTATCTTCTGACCTTTGCCTTTTCTCGGCATTACAATGCCCCCAGTAATGCTTGCAAGCCTGCGCCCTCTTCAGGAGGTGGACCTTCCATCGGCATTGACTCTGCCCCCATTCCGGGGAGAGCCAAACCGGGTTGTGCTTCCGGCGACATAGCAGGAACTTGTTCTGCTTGACGTTCTTGTGCTTCTCTCTGTACTTGTTCTACAGCTTCAGCCAATTCTTTCTTGTCGTGTGCTACAAGATCCATAATGCGGGCTAGATCACCCGGTGGGAGTATCCCTTCCGCAGCTTGATTCTGCACAGCGGAAAGCAAAGCCTCTTCTAATTGTTCAGCTATTACCGTATCGTGCTCAAATTCTGGATCGTCTACCAATGGGTCGATTGACATGAACGATTTCTTTGACATAGTGCCCATGCCAACACGTTGGCCTCCGCCGATAACAAGATTGTTGATATCGGCTCCTGCCTGACTGTAGGAGACAACATTTTCAGTGGAGTCGAAGTTTTCGTTGGGGACGTAATCGACTTGGCCTTTAATATTTTTAGAATTGACATAAAAACTGCGTGCCCGTCGTCCCGCATACTTCTTTGCGATCTCTACAGCTAAACGATTCTCTTCTTGAAGCGAACGAGCCATGATTCGTTGTGCTTCTTGCACTGTGAAATCAACTGTGGCTGACAAAACAGCGTCGCCTCGCCGTCCAGTACGAATATTAGAAGTAGATTCGCCACCGAACTCTTGTGGTATCCCTGCTGTTAGACGTTGGGCACGTTCGAGTCGGTCAATCGCCGGATTTGTCATGTATCCGGGCTGCATTTGCATATCACGGAGGTCGCCACCACGTACAACACCAACTTCGCCGGTTAAACCGTCTGCTGGGTTCACGATTTGGGGGGTTTCGCCTGCTCTTCCGACTAACCATGTGTCAGGGAACACGCCTTTTTGCACAGCGATGACTTCTAAAGCCATTAAACGGGCTTGCATTTGGTACATGCCAAGAATCCCGTCGAATTGGCCTTGTGCATCGTCAAGACTGATGCGTTGGGCGAACACTACGGGGGTTTGACCTAACGGATTTGGTATCCGTTCTAGTTCTAAAGCCATAAATGGGCTTGAAGTGGTGGCTGTACCGAAACTTACTGTCTGGATCGGGGATCGAGTGCCGATGAGGACTTGTTCGTCACCGTCTACATACTCGATCATCTCGATTGGGTGATCTTCGTTGACGTTATTGTCGTTTCCGAACTTTTGTGCGGCTTCTGGATACCGTTCTCGTAGCCACCCGATTGATCTTTCGTATGCAAAGATCACATCTCGGGGCCGCATGTCGTCTACACCAAGCATTTTTGCTGGGTAGGCGGTTAAAGGATCACGCAAATGCCATTCCGGGCACCCGGTTTTTGAGTTAAACCGTAATTGTGTAACAGTTGTTGAATAACCGATAAGGTGCCGTGCTCGTTTACCAAGCTGGAGGTCCATACGGCTGTTTTCCCACCAACCAAATAGGGCTTTACGTCGTTTAGCGGCGTTATCCCTCGCACGTTTCGTTGTAGAATCTACTGGAGGACAGTAAATATCAGGACTGGTTGATGCAATTCGCATCGCTGTTTGGTCCAACCCTTGTGCCAGAAGGTTCGCTACCGCAGATTGTTCATCTGTATCTAGTTCTGGTAGCGGAACAACAACGTCGCCGTTATAATAGTCACGAAGGTTCCGCATTCTTGCTTTAGCATGATCGTTTATCCGTGAGCGTGTGGTATATATACTAATAATCTCTTCGACGGTTTTCACACTGACCTCATGCTGTAGCTGACTCAGACATCCACGAAGGACGCCACTGTCGATTATTGACTATAGTCGGAAGATAGAGCTTCTCTAAGTTATGCTCTAGGAACCATTGTGCCATAACACAGTCATCTGTGCGAGAACCGGTTCCTTCTGCGTTCCAACGGGTTACTTCGTTGACCAAAAGTAGCGAGTGAGGTCTTGCTTCAGTGTTCTGTTTACCGGGCAAACGCACTCGGCCAACACGCCATAACGGAGCAAGCATCTGCACCCCGTATTTCGGGTCGCCTTTATTTTTAGAATGCGTGTAATGCGGGACAAGTTGGACATTGCGTAATGCCGCCCATCGGCGGAAATGATCGTATTGTAAAATGAACTTTTGTGCGGCGTTAGCTTCGATCACCCAATGGGTAATTGGATGCCCCATATCGTTACTTATTTGCCACCATTCTTCGGCTATGCCGGTGAATGCTTGACGTTCATGGCTCCAATCCAAAAAGTCTGGAGCATCCATTTTGCGTCGATACGATTCTAACAGATACCGGAACTCGGTTTCTTGATTATACGCCCAACATTGGATAGCCCAAAAGTTAGCTGGGGACGGGTCTGCTGTAGCTACAACAAACATTTCGCCGCTGACATTGCGGGGAAGTTCCCAAAGATCCCGTTCGTTGTCCCAACATCCGGGATGGTGAACCCCGTCTTTGCCTTGCCCCCCACTTACCCAAAGAGGGTCAACAAGAACATTCGCAGGGTTTACGTCTGATTGTTGGTATAGGACTTCAAATCTGTCAGGAGTTTGGGCTTTGATATGGCGTAGTCGCCGCCACGGTAAACGTCGTGGGTATAGTAAGCATCCTCCGGGCCAAGGTTCCCCACCGGGCTTATGGTTTTCAGGATCGCCAGAACATAGTTCTTCATAATGCGCTTGATATTTGAGGTGTGTGTATTTACGCCACTCATCTGGTGCATCTTCTGGGTCAAATTCGTCTAATTCGTAATCCTCCGGGGGAGCTACTTTATCTAACGCATACCGGTAGATGTCGTCTGCGGACATGCGTTGCCCTTGCAAAACAAGTAAACCGCCCGGTTCGAGGCGGGTTTCCGCTACTTCGTCCCACCAACGACGCATATCTTCCCGTGCTTCTGCGGAACGCATTTTGCGGGGATCGTAAACGTCGTCCCATATAACTAGATCGAAACGGCCACCCAAGAAACCGGAGTCCATACCAAACGCAGACCACGTAGGTTCTTTCTGGCTTAACGGCGTGTCATCTTTCTGCAACACGGTAAATGCTTCGGCACGCCAAATCTCTGACGAATCTGGCTTAAACATACCGAAATCTTCTTGCAGCGTGGCCTCGGCGTCAACCGCCAAGTTAAGACGAACGTCGTTTAACTCGGCTTTAACCGGGTGCGCTCGATCAAATTCGGCGCGCAACCTGCGGCAATACCATTCAGCCAAACGCTGCGTAGAAGATCCGATCATGCCACGAATGGCACGATTACGCACGGTCGCCCATGCGGGTAGTACTTTAGCGAAAAATGTGGACTTTCCGGTGCCCGGAGGGGCATTAATTACGGCGTATTCCTCGTATTCTGTTTCGAGCAGACCCATGATCCGTTCGGTTGCCTCAACCTGCCACGGTTGTAAAATAATGCCGAAATACCTTTTGGCAAAGACTTCGATACTATCGTAAGCAG